TACCTCCTTATGCAGTACGGACGTATCTTGTTACTCCCTGAGCATCAGTATCAAGAGTTGTCCATGTTCCGCCAAACAATACTGTTGGACTTGTGCTTGTTGTAGAATATACACATCCAACTGGATATGCAGCATTCAAGATCTTAGTACGCATATCATAGTTATCTACAAAACTATTGACTGCAGCGCTAGTAGGAACTGCATTAGCATTGTTAGTCAATACTGTCTCTACAGATAGGACATTTACAAACATCAAAGCAATTCTTTCATAGTTTGCAAGAGCTTCTGCAGTAATAGAGTCTAGGGCCTGTTTATTGGCGTGATTATGTCTATTCTGAGTATTCAATGCAAGATTAAGCACCATAGCATTTAAAATAGACTGCACATTAGGCTGAGCAGTTATTCCTTGTGGAACTTCAGCAGCTAAATTAGTTGCAGCCTTGCTATCATTCAAGGCATCTATCAGCTCGTTCAGCTTGTCTATTGCCAGATTAGGTAAAGAGTCCATCTGCATCTGCATATCAGTGGTTGTAAGCTCCGGTGTATCTGGTAAACCATAATTACCTTTTCCGGCCCTATCTTCTTCTGTAACCTTATTAAATGCCATCTTCAAGCCTCCTACTTAACGTTTCCGCCCTGAGTATATTCAACAGCAAAATCATTTACACCCAAAGGCTCATTCAAAAGATCATTTACAAACTTGAATCTAACATGATCCAATTTTTTAAGTCTGATCTTAGCTGCAGTAACCCTCTGTGTTCTATTGCATGAATATGTCAGTTTGGAATAAATCAAATTAGCATATGTAAAATACTTCAGTGTTGTTACGTCATTTTTCAACTCCGTCCATTGTCCTTCCTTCTGCGCCCATATCTGAACAGAAGAAGCAATTTCAGGCATACACCTAAGCGCTACATATCTATATGTCTTTTTCTTGTAAAACAATTTCTCTGATATATCAGCCGTTTCCCATACAGCAGAAATAGCTTCGCCGTTATCGTTGTACGATTCCAGCGCTTTATCATCTGTGTACCACTTGAATACTTTTCCATCTTCAGATCCAAAGAACAACTCACCGTTGATCTCAAAGATACAAGAAGCCGGTACATTGGTAAAATAAAAGCCTACATACTGTCTAGTTGCATATGGCCTTGATCTATCAGTATGAATAGGCTGTAATCCATCCAATATATATAAATGATCGTTTATAGCTAAAATATAATAATCCTTCCAGGAATAAGCTATAGCATTTTCAAGATTTTCTTCCTTTAAAAGCTTGCCTTCAAGGTAATAACTTCTATCTTGCGCATATTTCTCACCGGTTATATCCTGGGCCGTAACCGCATATACCCCAAGCCTTGTTAAAAATACCGGCTCAGTAGCAAGATAACTAAAACAATATTTTGAAATAGCGCCAGCGCCCTGAAGAGTATTTATCAGCTTAAATACCGGCTCATCATCTACAAGATCGCCTTCACGAATAAGAATTGACTGTGTAAGCTCGTTATAATCCTTATGCGCAGCAAGGTAATTGTTTATGATAGAATACCCCATGATTGCAGAAGTATCACTTCCCAACTTGGAATACCATACGTCCGCGAAGTATGTAGGATCATATTGCTGTGAAAACCAGTCACAATTGATAAATGTATATAAATCTCCGTCATTGTTTACACCCTGATCCGGATTGCCGGCTACAAACAATCTATCACCAGCACCATTGACGCCAAACATAGCACCAATAGTACAATGGTTAATTCTATCTGCATAACCTTCAACAGTACGGAAAGCTTTTATCTTAACATTATCTTCACCGCTTATAGGGCTTGTTCCTGGGGCCGTTGTAAATGTGACTTTTCCAAGTGTTCTATCAACTGTAAAATGAGTGCCTTCTGTCTTAGGAATCCAATCTCCATTACTATCTAACACCCAAGCTTCAACCGGCGTATCATCAAGGCCGCCAAAAGTAAGCTGGAAAGTTGTTACACTTGCCTGATCTTGTTTAACATAAAACTGCTCAATAAAGCCCGGTGACAAAAGATTAAGCGGCTCATAATCTGTACCGCCTCCGGTATAATCTTTTGATATCGAAAGCGTAGGAGTATAAGCAATATCTTCAACTGCTTGTATGCTTGTTCCATCAAATACTCTAAGCTTAGCTCCATCCAATATCACAAGCTTCTGGTTAAGCTGAAAACTTACTGATCTATGCCTATTCATTCCGGTATAAACAAGAGTAATGCTTATATCGCCAGTCTGAAAAAGAATATTATTAGGCGGCGAATCATGGTCTACAACATAATTGTTTACATGATCTATCCACTTACTACCTTTTGGCGCTGTAAGGTTATACAGCTTATCGCCTGAATGAATCAGCCAAACATCTGTAGTAGATAAATGATGAACACCATAAATTGTTTCGCCGTAGTCAGCAAACAACTTATAGCCCATCCTCTTACGAATCTTGCCAGGAACAGATCTTATCATGTTTTCTACGTTTGGTGATTTAGTATCATCAACAGTAGAAGCTTCAGAAGTAAAATCTGCTCCTAGAAAATTTGTGCATTCATAGACTTGTTTAGTTGGACTTCTTGGAATATTAAATTGAACTGCCATTTTTATGCCCACCCACTAGAAGGAATAAATTTCTCTTTTTTCGGAATCAAGGCGCCCTGTGATAGTGCGTCTCTGCCAACTTCAAATTCATTACGATATACAGTCGCAATTGCATTATCATCATCTTTATATAGCTGTGAAGCCATATACAAAGGGATAAGCGCTGCAACTTCAGGATCAAGTGAAAGCTCCGTATCATCCGGAGTATCAAGCGTAATCTGCTGCGGATATGCCCTATAGTGAACAATATAAATACCCGGTTTACTGCGTTCCAAAACAAGTGTCTTATCTGCTTCCTGGAAGTATTTATTGGCAACTATATACTGACTTCCGCTTACGCCAAGATCATACAATTCAGCCGGGGCCAATTGGTAAAAATCAGCAACAGCCTCATTCATTTTTATTCTGATATACTTTTCATATGGTGGAACATCTGCATCACTTTCAAAAGGTGTATCATAAAAACAAACATTCAACAGATTAACCGGTGTCCACGCTTCAACAACAAGTCTTACAGTAGTGCTAGGCTCTTCATCTTCGCCCCACTCAGGGTACTCAATGTTACCCTTCATAACCCTAAAAGACTTGTAATCAATAACTTCTCTATCTTCTTCCGGAAGCTCATACTCTGGAAAGAAGTTTTTAACTTCAACATCCCCAACATACAATTTACATGACACAGGCTGACCACTAATCTGGAAATAATAGGACAAAGCATTGTCTACAGCAAATGACATAGTATCATTTACGATAGTATATGTTTTGAAAAGATCCTTACCAAGCATGTTTTCGCAAGGATAATTGATATACTGAAACTCTTTAATAATAAACTTGCCGGCAGTAGACAAAAGCTGTAAAGCCTCATTGCAAGCTTGTGGCATAGCATTAACGTATTCCATAGTAGCCGAATCGTTAGGTATGCTTGTCTGAGATCCAGTGATCGAAAACATTTTCTGTAAAGTTGTAAATTTAATATCCTTCCAGGTTATCATCACTTATGCCCTTCTTCTTCTCTTCTTAGGTGCTTCTTCCGACTTTTCTTCTTCAACACTACCAGAAGCTTTCTCAACTTCTTTAACCGGCTTATAACCGAAAGCCTTTTCGTTCATAACATAAGTTACTTCTACAAGCTGACCTTCAATAGTTAGCCTATCTCCAACTTTTAACATAATGTTTTTCTCCTTAAAAAAGGGACTGGGAATAATCCCAGCCCCCAAAAGATAATCAAAGTGCAACTGCATCAGCATTAGAAGATCCGATAAGTGCAACATGACGCCAGTTAGTGAATGCGAGTGAATATCTCTCAAAACCATTGTAAACAAGGTTTCTTGACTCAACTTTCACCTGGTTCTCAACGTCAAGTGGTGTACGGCTGTAAAGCTTAGTACCCTGAAGCTCTTTAAGAGCCTCGCTTGACATAATAATAAGAGGATGGTTAGTTGAACTAATTGTAGGTGTCCAAAGTGGATTAACAATCAGTTTCCAGCGGCCTCTCTGTGTGTTGATATCGTTGTGATTTGATCCAACTTCTCCGTCAGATCCGATAACTCTCTTGATGAAATCCTCATACTCTGGATCGTTACCAGGGCAGATGATTGTGTCTGCTGTGAAGCCAAGAACTTCGCCGCGATCATCCTTAAAGTTTCTCATAACGTTAGCAACCTTGTTAAGAACTACTGTATTGCTGCCAAGTACATCTGAGAAATGGTTGCCCTGTGTAACACCTGAACCGGCATTCTTCAAAGGATGTGCAGAATTGAAAAGTGCAACTGCATCTGCACAAGCAATGTCAAGTCCAGACTGTCCACCGAATGTCATTGTTGTTGTTGATCCGATAGATGAAGCAAGTGCAGCGGTAACAAACTTAGCTCTTGTTCTCTTAGAAGCCTGAACAAGATTAACTACCTTCTGCTCAGCATCATCCCACATGTTATCGTCTCTCATTTCCTTAGAAATAACTACACTCTTAGAGAATGTATTGTGAGCGATAAACTTTGCATAGCCCTCAGCGTAGCTATCTTCCGTTGCATCCTGGCCCTCAGCTTTGATATCATAATCGCCAAGTCCGCCCATTACTGTGGACTTTTCGCCCCATCTCTTAGACTTCTTTTCTACGACGATACCCTTAATAAGTTCGTCATACTTGTTCTGCTGTGCATCAGCATCATAAATCTTGGCATCAAGAATGGTAGCCCACTCATTCCACTGATCGCCGTTTTTGGTATTATCTCTAACTGTAACTGCCATAGCTTACCCTTTCTGTGATTTAATCACTCGATTGTATAGGGCTTTAAGCTCTTTCATACTCTTGTCCGGGAAGCGCTCTTTAAAATTCTCAATCATTCCGGCTGGAATATCTTCTCCGGCCTCTGTAGTAGTAACGCCGGCGCCGTTAGTTAAATGACTCTGGCCCTTTACCTGATTTATTACAGCCTGTTTTGCGGCTGCAGTATTTGAGCTTGAAAGCCTATCAAAATTAACAAGTTTGTACGCTTCACTAAATCGCATTCCAGGCACACGACTTACATAATCAACAACTGCCCCATAACTGGGATCATTGATAATGTCCTCAAAATTGGACTTTGTAGGATCAATGGCAAGTACTGTCCTAAAGTCCTCTTCCATCATCTGATTTGCCTTAATGCTATTTAATTCAGCGGTTGCCTCCTGTGCCGCGCGAATTGCGGGACTATTGGCAATCATGTTGTCGATTATGCCAGGATCAATGTTTGCTTCTTGCAACTTAGCTCTTGCTTGTGCTCTTTCCTGAGCTGCCATTGCTTCAGCATAATCAGCAGCACTTCTTATTGGCTGTCCGGTTTCAGGATTTGTGTACTGTCCGAACTTCTGTGCATACATGGCGTCAATATCGCGCTGTCTTTTCTCAGCAGCTTCAAGCTGACGTCTCATGTTTGCGAATGCAGCGTTTGTCTCGGCTGATTGGGTTTGAGGTTCAGCGACTACCTCTTTTTCGCCTTCGTTACCCTCAGCAGACTCTACTGCGGCTGACTCTGACTGCTCGGCGGATTCAGTCTCGTTTACGCCTTCGCCTTCTGCGTTTTCTTCGTCCTCAGCAAAAAACTGAAGATTTAAACGCATACGGTTTCTTTCATCATCTTTCATATTTAATTCCTTTCGATTTTTACGCTATTCAATGCGAATTTAGGTATAAAAAAAGCACCTTGAATTAACAAAGTGCTTGTAACCTACGCTTCCGTAGATTTCGCCTCAGTATCTTCCGATACTTGAAGCGGTACATATACTGTTTTTACGTCTTTATCATAGTTGGGACAGTCCTTTTTCCTACATGTAAAAATCTGTTTGGCAAAAAGTTTACCATCATTCAAGACATAATCACTGGATCGTATTCTCATTTCTGTATTACATAATGGACATATCATTAGGGACTTCTCCTTCCTGTGGTAACTCCGGCTGCATCTGCGCTGCCATTTCCTGTTGCTGTGCAATCCTATCTTCAATAAGTGCTAAAACAACACTTGCATTAGGATATCCATTGGCCTTCATAATAGTCCAATATGCCTTAGCAGTCTCAAGATCACCAACTGGCCCAAAAGCACCGGCCTGAAGTTTCATATCAGTCTGACTCCACATTGACTCTCTATTCTGCATCAATGTAGATGTAGGATCCGTCTCAAAAATAAATTCATCATTCCAGTAAAACTCACCGGCTGCATCTATTCTCAAGAACTCTTTTCTATCAAGCGTGTCATGTGTAGGCTGTCCGTCTTTATTGTACGAAGCAATAGAACTAGGACTATTTGAAAAAGCAAGCCAAAACTTAAACATAACCTCATACAGCTTTGCATAAGATTCATTTTTCATTGTTCGTTTTGACTCCAAACGTCCGGCAGCCTGGTTAATAGCATACTGTTTAGCAGCACCAGTACGTGCAGAAGCATCATATTTACCCTGGTAAGAGTCTGTAATACCAAGAGAAGATTTAGCCCAGCTATAATTAGTTTCAAGGTAATTCTGATCGTTCACAACATTAGGCTGCAATGTGTAAGTATCAATCATAGCCTTATCTGCTGGATTACGAAGCCTCAAAACATTAAGCTCTTCTCCGTCCTTCTCTATCTCAACACCTTCCGGAAGTGTCACATAAGATCCGCCCTTTAAAAGCTTTTCATTTATCTTTGTACCAAGCTTTTTAATGGTATCTTGCTGATCTATGATAACTTTTACGTCACTTCCGCCAAGAAGCTGCTTCTGTGCTGTAATATTTTTACGGAGAACAATAGGATAAATGTTCGGCCTATAATATGGTATTTTCTTTTTCTTGTGTTCAATAGTCATTTGCGGCTTTCCGTATTCATCAAGCACCGGATTACCGTTTTCATCAAGCACTGCTGACTGAATGCTATCATATGGATTTATGCGTCTTGTTTCGTCCTCAGACACTTTAATCTCGATAGCTTCAATCATTTCTTCATATTCTTCTTTTGACTTCTTAACCTTCTTGCTGCCGCATTCAGGACATTTGCCATCAACCATGATAGCGCCACACTTAGCACATCTATCAATATATCTGGCCTCATATTCCTCAAGATCCAGCAGCTTAACAAAATCACACCAAACAAAAATACCGACTCCACCATTTTCGTTACGGTAGAATGCGGTATTGACTGTTACCAAGTCTTCATTGACATTGGCACCCTTTATATCATCTGTCATGTATGTTTCTGAATTATCGCAATCAGATACATCTTCACCATACACGCGCTTTACTGTTTTCTTAGTCATTAGCTCCTGGATAAAGAAATAATCCATTTCATCAAAGTCAATGACTCCCGGCTGTGGTATAACCTTAGTAGGATAAAGCTCTGATACTTTAAGATCGCCAACCTCAGAATGAAGGCCGCGTCTTACGTCCCACTCAACTTTAGTATAATCGCCGCCAAGAATAGGTACTGTACGCTCTTCCGCGTCATTAACAAGAGCAATCTCACAAGTCTTGATCTTGTTTTCAAGAAATTTCTCCATCTTCTTAGCCAGTTCATCATCTTCAGGATGAATGGCCCTAACTCTTGGCATTGGAATTGAAGAGTCTACCTGAGATTCAATCAGCTCATATACAATATTACGCACATTTGTAGCCAGCTTTGTAGGTTCAACGCCCCTGTTTGCATCTGCCTGGACTCTTCTTGTGCCTTCGTAATAACTTTCATAAGTTTTCATATCTTTCAAGGCATCTGAGTACTGATTTCTGGCAAAGTCAAGTCTTGCAGCCCACTTCTGTACGTCTTTTGGTGTCTCTATTTTCTCTTTTATCATCTTCTTAAACCTCTTGAACATTAGTAAGGCTCTCCCCATATACTAATCAGGTACTTTTTATCTTCCAAACTAGCATTTCTATAATCTTCCCATTGATCTTTACGCCACTTTTTACGCCTGTTTTCATTCCTAACTTGCGCTCCGTGTACCCAATAAATGCAATAATACCTAAGTCCATCAACAGAATGCGTCAATTCATGCGGATCTTTTGCATATACTTCAGGCTTCTTCTCGTCCTTCTGTATCTTCTTCAGCGAATTAAGAAGGTGCGGGGCACAATTATGATATATTGTCAGTCTGCTCTTCTGGCCTTCACCATGCTTCGTGTTTTCCTTTATAGCAAGGCATCCAGCTTTCAAGTCATTATTAACCTTCGTAAGCTGCAAACCGTTCTCTTGGAATATTATTGCCCTTGATTTACCGGTTTCCTGGCTTCTGTTCCACAAATCAGGTGGCGCCAAGTACTGCTCAACCCTATTTATTACTTCTCGATCAATAAGATCCTTTGTTACCTTTAAAATCCTGTCTGCAGCCGCACTTATTATCAAGTTGCTTTCATGTTCTTCATGGATTATCTGCGAATTTCCAAAAACATCACGAATAATCCAATAGGCCGCCAACATATCAAGGCCATAGTCCATAGCCACATAGCAGACAATATTCTGTGTCAACAAGTCCTCAGACAAGATAGACTCGCTCGATACTTCCTCAAAATACCTTCCGCCAGGTACTTCTAATGCTTCATCAATAGTGGCTGGATATTCAGCCCACATAGCTGCTTTTCCGGACAATTTAAGCGTTTTATCATACCATTCTTGATTACGTCTAGGATCCGCGTACCAGGGAATAAACACTTTATAAAAGCCGTTGTCCGGATCTGTAAACAATTCCTCAAACAACGATCCTCTTTCAATGGTCGATACGCCTATTACTTGACCGGAATTTGGTCTATTTACAACTGGAAGTGCTGCTTTCCATATGCTTCTGTCAAACTGCTGGAAGGCCCACTCATCAAAAATAATCAAATCAGCCGTAAATGATCTTGTCGCATTCTCTCCTGAAGCAAAGCACTGAAAAACAGAATCGCTTTTACCAGGGAAATGCACTGTCACTTTCAAGGCATTCCATTCAAACCAAGCACCATCCCAGCCAACACGATCCGTAGCTTCTCTTACAAGCGCTCGCATATGCCTTAAAATCAACACAGTACGTCTGATAAGCTCTTTTGCCTCTGTTTCCGACTTGGACATACCAATAACCGATCTTCCACAATAGCAAACAAGCTTATGTACCGCATAATGCAAAACAAGCCAGGAAATACCAAGCTGTCTTGCTTTAAGTACTATCGTCCATTTATTGTTCAAAAACGCTTCTAGCGTCTTTTTCTGCTCTTCCCATAACTCAAATCGGACAATGATCTCTGAACTATCTCTGTCCTCAATATGGCCGTATTTCTCAACAAAATAAACTATATGATCCCTACAGTATTCTATTTCGTTTTCTCTTAAATCTGCTAAGCTCATTTAATACAATGCAACCTCATTTCAAGATAATCACGCCATCAATCAGCATATCTATCAACAACTTAACTGTATCAGTCGCATTTTCGCCCCTTTTATCAGCAATCTTTTTCAATTCTTCCCGCTGGTAGTCAGTCAGCCTAACGCCCAACACTGTAGTTTTCATACATACCCCCTATGGGTATTCTTATTCAGACAAGCCCTCCATTTTTCTTTTCAAAGTGAAAAACGCGTTGTCAGCCCCTCAAAAATCTCTTTAATGCCTTGCTAACCTTTGACAGCTAACAAGGCGGAGGTCATTTTGCTATGAGTAAAAGTCACATCATCATGCAAAAAGCCCCACCAAGCTATGACACTTGGCAAGGCTGAGAAAGGAGATAAATAATATAGAATCAACAGAGTACTTCAACTCGAATCTGAACCATATTTAAAAATAAGCCTCATTTATTGGTAAATAATCTCTTTTTTTGCAGAAAATCCGCAAATATTATCCTTAAATTCTTTATTCACAGGATTATTTCTAGTATCAACAACACCAAAACTATCAAACAAGTGTTAACACTTTCATTTTTGGAAAAAATTTTGGATGGGGCTTAGGGAGTCCCAAAAAAAATTTCGGCTCGTTGGCGGCATAGGGGAGGGGTGGGATCTTCTGCTGATCCTATCACTCCCAGTATGATATGATACAGCCTCACTCCTGTTGTGGTGTTTCCTCCACTCTTCTACAGTTCCGGCGCCTTGATCGGCTATCGGCTATTGGCTGACAACTATTCGCAAAACTCTTGTTTAGCGAAAAGTATTAAACCATCA